ATATGTTCCCTAACATCTTTATGGACTTATACAAGAAAGCAATAGAAGATGCTCCGTATTCATTCCTTTACCTTGACCTACAAACAAATCCAGCAACCGCATACATTAGATTTGAAACTCCAATAGCTCAAGGAGATAAAAAATTATTTTAATATTTTTACAATAAATTTATATGTAATAATATAAATATGGATCTATACGGGGCTGGGGCATCAATCTCACAAGCGAACGCTCAAACGGAAGCAGCAAGACAAATTAATGAAGCAACACGAGATTTCAATAATGGTTTAGCAAAAGAATTAGATGACGCTAATAGAGAACAAGATGAAGATAGAGCTGGTAAGTTACAAAAGAATATAGTAAGTGGAACAACCAGTGCTGGTAAATTAGCAATTATTAAAAAGAGAGGTGGAATAAAAAGATTAGATAATTTAGTAGGTGGGTTTAAAGAAGCACCTTTAAAAAGAGAAGAAGTACTAGCAAGAGAAGTTGGAGAAGAACGCGCACCATTGACTAATCCTCCAAGAGCTGGTGAAGCAGTAGCACAAAGACCAGTAGGGACAACTGAAACATACACGGCAGAAGGTAGATTAGCAGAACAAGAAGCAGAAAAAGCAAGTAAGGTTGGAACTAGTGCTGCTGTTAAAACAACTGCTGAAGTAGTCGAAGATGTTGCTGGTAAAGCAGCAAAATTGGGTAAAATTGGTGTTGCTGGTCTAGGTGGCGGTATTGATGCTTTCCAAGATATAGGTAGATTGATGGAGGGTAAAACTGGCTGGGATACTTTTGGTTCTAATAATTATGCTCGTGGTGGTAATATTGCTAACATTGTAGGAAGTTCATTAGAACTTGCTGGAGTTGCAACTGGTGGAATTACTCCATGGAGTTTAGCGTTAGAAGGAACTGGGGCTTTGATTGGTTTGGGCGGTAGTATTGCTGAAGGATTTGGTGAAGAAAAAGCGGGTGAAGAAAGTAAACAAACCGAACAAGAAGATATTACATCCGAAGCAAGAAGTCAAACTGTTGCTCAAAATGTAGAACAAGCAGTTGGTAGAACCCAATAATTTTTTATTTTTTTTAAATTTATTTTTGATATTTTTATTTTATATACTATAATATAAAATGAGTTCTTATTGGAAAAATGATGAAAAAATTAGAGTTTCTCAAACACAAGTATCAATCCCTTCAACTAATGGACAATCTTACACGGGAACTGCTGGACAGAGTGGTAGACGTATAGATTTTGAAATTCCTCCTAGTGTAAAATTTATTGATGGGAAAAATTCTTATCTTCAGTTTGATATTAAGATTGCCCTACCTTCGGGGGCTGATCCTACTCGTCTTCACCTTGATCCATTCATCGGGGGACAATCTGTTGTAAAAAATCTAAGAATATATTCGGGTAACCGTGCCGTTTTGCTAGAAGAAATTACTGAATACAACGCAAAGGTTCAAATACAATATTCTTATGACCAAGATGACAGCATGAGAAAGATGAGAGCATTAAAGGAAGGATGCCTTGTTACAAATATTGAAAACCGTGGAACTCTTGGTACTTCTGTTTCCAATAACATTGATATTAGAACTAATCCATATTACAAGGCAGTCCCTACTGTTCCCGCTGCTCGTAATTGGGGAACTGCTGATGATTTCCTAACTGCTAAGCTAACACTTCCAATACATGCTGGACTTTTCGCAGATGGAGGTGATAAGGTGTTCCCATGTATGATGACAAATGGTCTTTTTATCGAGGTGGATATCGAAGACCCAGCAAGGTTTTTAAAGCAGTTAGATAGTGTAAATCGTCACCGTAGAATGAAGCAGAATCCAGTATTCCATGGTATTAATTCGGGTGGTGATGATCTTGCTATTAATAATGCTACCGACCAAGATACTATCTTCCTTGCTAAATCTAACAACATGACTAGTGTAGCAAATTGCCCTTTTGTAAAGGGTGAGAAGATTGGTATTTGCTCGGCAACCAATCCCGATAGTGAATGTGCTTTGACTGTTGGAGGTTCTCAAGATTATCCAACTATTACTGATATTTCCGTTGATGGTGGTTATGTAAAACTTACACTTAGCACTTTCCGAAATAGTGATACTGGTGATGGTGTAGCAGCAACTTCAAACGACTTTATTCTTTTCTCTGCTTCTATTGATAAATACAGAACTCAGAATGATGATAATACTACTCAGCTCATTGCTAAACAAACTTCTTATGCTGCTACTGTAGAACTAAAAAATGTTCAACTAGTAATTCAAAAAATAGAATGTGATCCGAGATATGAACAAGGTATGATTTGTAAACTAAGAGAAGGTGGTTCAATTGATTTTGATATTCCTTCTGTAACAAATTACAAACATTCTCTACTATCAAGCAATCGTAATGCAACCGTAAATTTACAAGTTTCGAATACAAGGGCGAAAAGTTTGATTGTTATGCCTAGTGACGCAAAGGTTCTAGATAGTGCTGATCTTATTGGTGGTCTTTCTGCTTGTTATGCTGAAGAAGTAACTACTATGGATGGTCGTCTCCATTCTATTCGTAGCGGTCAAGTAGGAATCATAGATAGGCTTACATCGTATCAAATGCTAGTAGACGACAAATTAGTCCCAAGCAGACCAATAGTTGTATCAAAGATTAATCGTGGTGCTTCTATTGCTGCTCAGCCTCTCATTGAATTAGAAAAGGCTCTCAAAGGTGCTGGTGTTACCCCAAGGTCTTTTGTAGATTACAATCGCAATTTCTTAATTGGTCGTGCCTATGCTCTTGATAATGGCGTAGCAAATCTAAATAACAAAACCAATCAGCTACAACTACTATACAATGAGAGTGATGCTGCTGGTGTTGATCTCGCCCCAACCCACAATAAGCTCTTATACTGTTTTGTACATCACCTCCGTAGAATTTCTATCAAGGGTGATAGTGTAACAGTTACACTTTAAATATTTTCTATGTATCTTTTTTTATTTTTTATTTTAAAATTATTTTATATACTATAATATAAATGAGTGTTCAAAAAAAGTATCTTTCTATTCAGCCGAATAATGTTCCTTCATCGGGTAAGGTATCATTTGCCCGTGGTAACCCAATTCTTACAATAACCCTTGGTAGACAAGATGGTGTTCTTGATCTATCTTCTCTTCGCCTTTCGGGTGATTTGAATATTTGGCGTGATGCTGCTGGAACTCTTCACCCTACTGCTACTGCTGGTCAAGCTGTTGAACTACGTGGTTCTCATAAGCTTGGAATTTACTCAGTAATTGATCAGTTAGTTTTTAGACACGCTGAAACAAAACAAGTCGTTGAACACATAAGACATTATGGGCGTTTCATGGCTTCATATATGCCTACTATGGCGGGTATGCAAGATGTATCGGGTCACCTTGGTGAAACTGCTCTTATCTATCCTAACTACCAGTCTTTCCGTGATAGTGTTATCCGTAATACTCGTGAGTCGCAGTGGTGTATTCCGTTACCAGCGGGCTTGACTCTTGGTGTATCGGATGGTCTTCCTCTATCAAAAATGCCTCTAGAAATTGAAATTCACCTTGCTCCCGATTCTCAAGTCTTTTATTCTTCGGATGGTGTTACTACAAATATTCAGAATGCTTTCTATGAACTATCAAATCTTGAATTAGCTTGTGAAGTTGAATATGGTAGAGATGTACCCGATAGTGGAGTTCTTTCTTTCAACTCTATTACTTCATACTTCTCTACACTTGAATCTACAAACTCTATTATCAATTTCAATCTTGGTCTAAGTAAGGTATTGGGTTGTTTTGTAAATTTTGTTCCTTCTTCATTTGTTAACAATCTTGCTCAAGATGGCTTCCTAACATATATGCCTACAAAAGCACCCGATGCTCTTGGAACTGGTGGTGGTGCTGTAGCTAACCTAGAAACAATTTCTTTCCTCAAAAATGGTGAACGCTTTCCCTCCGCTTTTGAAGTTCAGAATGTTCGCAGTTCTTCTAATGTAACTTCTGTTGTAGATTCTCAAGTTATTAAGAGTTTCCTATCATCTATTATTCCCGAAAAGATGCATACTCGCACTACTGCCTCGCCTCTCAATACTAACAGAGATTTTACGGGTAATCAAAATGCTACTACGGGATACCGTTTTGCTCCCGATACTGGTGCTTTGTATGGTGTTGGTGTACTATATGATATGCTTGATTCGGAAGGTGTTGATTTCACTAATTCTCAGTTCAGCATTCAGATGACTAACGGGCTCGATGATGGTAATCCCGTATCGGCATATCTATTCATTAAGTCTAAGGTAGTTGTTGCGTGGTCGGCAACTCAAGGCGTGCAAGTCGTAATGTAAATATTTTCTATGTAATTATTTTTTTAATAAATTTTTTTTTACTTTTTTATATATTATAAAGTATAAAATGGATTCTAAAGGTGATGTTTCTGCTGACCGCATTCCCGATCTTATTAAGGTTGGAGCTATTCCCTCTTCCTATGGACAAATGCTCCACACAGATGTAATTGACCCTACGACGTTTTCGCAAAATAGAGTTCGCTTCACTTTACAAAGAGTCGCTGGGTTCTTACATTCAAATTCTAAGATTACTCTTGCTGTAACTCCTCTCACAACTACTACTGCTTTCTATCCATTGAATATTGGTATTTCAAATTTGGTGGATTCAGCCCGTCTATCGATTGGTGGTAAAACCGTATGTGAAATCTCGGATTATTCCCATTTTTTCCAGTATGAATCAATGTTTATAAGTAATGAAGATAACAAAGAAAGAGAACAGTTTTTATCTCAGAGATGTATATCTCACGCTCCAGTTTATGATGACCGCACGGCAAACACAGATGACAAGCCTCCTAACTCGGCAAAGAAGATTGGTCTAGATGTTGGACGTAATCCAGTTGTTCCCGCTGCTGGTGGTGCTGGAACTTTCCAGCTTCTACCTTTCCAGCACCATGATGCTACTTCAGCACAGACTATTGCTAATGCTCCCGTATACTCAGTATATCTTTCGGATCTTTTCCCATTCCTTAAGACTAATCAGCTACCTCTATTTATGATGGATGAAGAAGTTCATATTGATATTGAATTTACCCCTACTACTAGTTCTCTTGGTGGTGCTGGATTATCTCGTCGTATGTGTGTTGCAAATAGTGATGCTGCTGATAATGGTGTTGAATACCAAATCAATGAAAATGAAGTAAAACTTATTTATGATTCTATTACTTATGATGGTGATGTTATGGAGAAGTACAGACAGCAAAATCCTAAGCTTGAATTCCAGTATATGGATTACCGTCTAGCTAAGAGAACTGGTAATCAGACACAATTCTCTGACCTTACCTTTTCTCTTGGTGGAAATGGTCGCCTTGTAACAAAGGTTCTTGTTGGATTACAAAGAAATGAAAACTTTACACCCGTTTCTCTTCTTAATGGTGTTACTGCTAAGGATGTTCCAGCAGCCGAAAGTCTATCACTCAATCTATTATACAATGATCTCTATGAGTTCAATGTTGATCGTAAAAATACTGCTTTGCTTTTCCACACTACCCAACACGCTGAAGATAAAGTTCCTATGGTTACAAGAGATGAATATCAGACGACGGGTGTTTCAGCACTAACTGCCGAAACATTTGAAGGTCACGCTCAGAACAGTGGAGCAGTTGGTCTTGGTGGTCTTTTCCGCTGGACTGCTATCCGTCCTAACAAGGGACAGCGTGTAAATAACAAGGGTATGGATCTTGTTTACAAAGCAACGGGTCTCGGTGCTGATACATACACTCTCCGTGTATACCTCGAAATGGCTAAGGTTGCTGTAATTGAGAATGGAAAATTCAATTGTTATTTTGCGTAAATTATTTTCTAAGATAAAATAAATGTTGTATTATTTGGCGATTCTTAGAGATAGATGTTTAAAATGTAAAGAAGTAAAAAAGGAAGATGAAGAACTAGAAATATTAATTTCTCACATGATTGAATTACAAAATGAACTTCTTTCAAAAGTGGTTGGGGTAAATCCTCAAAAAAAGTCGTAAAAAAAATAATGATTTTAAAATAATCTAATGTTTTTTCAGACATTTACCCCCGCCACTTTTTCCTATTTTTTAAAGTATTCCGACTCTTAAATCTTTTTTTGTAAGTTTTTATTTAAAAAAAAATCTATTGTTATATTATAAATATGACAATTACAAGTAAAAATCCAATGGAAGATATTTCCAAAGCCCGACCTCAATTAAAAACAAATTCTGTAAAACAGTATGTTGCTAACCTAAATAAATTAAAAAAAATATTTGATACTGATAATTATGAGTTCTTAAAAAATCCCGAGAAAGTAATGGAAAAGATTGAAGATTTAAATTATTTAATTAAAATAAATATTTTAAATGATGTTGTTGTACTATTATCAGCTTTGAACCATGATGGTAAACAAGATGACTTACTAGAAGAATATGGTAAACTGAGAGATGATAGAAATACTATGTATATTGAACAGAATAAGAGTGGTGAGATTTCCTCGAAACAAGCCCCTAACTTCACAACTACTGAAGAAATATTTAAGATGATAAATCAAATGGCGGATGATTTAAAACCAATCAAAAAAAAATCTAAGGAGGATATTACAAAAAAAGAAATGGCTCTATTACAAGCCTATGTATTATTTAATATATACGCAAGGATGCCTTTCCGCAATGATCTTGGTAATGGTGCTGAGGCAATTAACCAAGCCGCATACAAAAAATTGAGTGAGCAAGATAAAAAAGATAATAATTTTCTTATAGTTCCTTCAAAGGGTAATCTATACTGGGTGATGAACAAGTATAAGACTTCTAAGAAATACGAACAATTAAATTTACCAATTGATGATCCTAATCTTAGAAAAATATTAAGGTATTATTTGAAGATCAATGGTATGGGTGTTTTATTTAAGACATCAACTGGTAAGCCAATCTCTAAAGGTGAATTGAGTAAAATCCTTATCAAATACTCAAAAAAATATTTAAATAAGTCCATATCTAGTACGCTCCTTCGCAAGATATACCTCAGTTCGAAGTATAGTGATGTTAAGGATGAAATGGAAAAGGATGCAAAAATGATGGGTAATAGTGTAGGAACACAACAAGCTGTATATGTAAAAAAACCTCAAAAAGATGAAGAATAATTTATTTCTTAGGAGGACGGCTTCTTAGTTCTTCTGTAAATTCTTTTAATGTTTGTCCTTTTTCTTTTGACTTTAATTTTTTCTTTAGTGTATCTTTGAAATTATCCATTTCATCAAAGAAATCATCATCATCTAATGCATCCTCATATTTTTCATCTTCAGTTAATTCATCCCATCTATCTTCTAATTCATCAGCTAATTCTTTACCATCTTCACCTTTAATTTTTCTATTTATAAATTCTGTATACCATTTATTTAAAATATCTCTTATAGGTTTTTCTATTTTAGTTTTTGCTCTTTCAGTCTTTGTTTTTTCTGCTTGTTCTTTTTTCTTCTGTGCTTTTTGCTCTTCAGTTAATTTTTCTTTCTTTGGAGGCAAATTTATTTTTACTTGATTATACATCTCATAAGCAATAATTTTTTCTTTTAGTTTTGTAATAGGATCATCATTTCTCAAAGGTTTACCGCGAGACTTTGCTAATTTTTTACCTTCTGCTGTATCATTCCATTCATCAATTATTTCTCGTAAATATTTTACATCTCTTATTCTATTGATACCTTGCCGTATCTCAGCAAATTTTTTTCTTTCTTCACTAGCCTTTTTCTTTTCTTCAACTGTTTTACCTTTCTTCTTTGGTGCTTCAACAACTTTACCAACATTACGCGACCCACCAGTATCAACTCTTTGTCCTTTTGGTTTCTCTCCAATCTTTACAAAATCTTTTGCCTTTGGTATGGGAGGTGCTGCTTTTCTTGCTGGACGTACTTCATCTTCTTTCTTTGATTTCTTAGGTGGAGGCTTACCAACTTTAACACCTTTGGATGGTTTAGATACTGGCGGAGGTTTTGGTATTGCTGCTTTAAGAAATGCTTTTTCTCCAGCTTTCTTTTGTTTTGCTTGTTGTCTCTTTTTCTTTTCTTCTTCAGAAATTTCTTTGGGTTTTGTAAGTTTCTTCGCACCTTCTAATGTAATGATTTGTTTTTGTTTTTTCACTTCTCTAGATATACTTTGTTTTTCATGATTGATAGAATATCCTTTACCTTCGACTAATTTAATTAAGTCATCTCTCTTTGCTCCCTTA